CTATAATATCTACTTCCTGTCCCTCAGAATATGCTATTCCGCCGTAAACCAGTGGTTTTAATACTTTATATGTCATATCTATTCACCTACTTCACTTTCAATATCTTTATAGCTTCAATATCATAAACAACTGGCAACGGTCTTGATTCAGTTCTGATTTCTACAGTATTTGATTTAGAATCTTTATCCGTAAATACAGCACGTTCTGCAACAATTATTCCTTGTTCCACATCTGCAGCAGGTCCATATATTATTGTATTGTTGCTTGGAGCTAATAAAACTGTTCCTTCAGGTATTAAGTCCTTACTTTCATAAGTTTTACCATCTGCTTTTAATACAGAATATTTAGACTGATAAGAATAAATTGGAAGTCCAAATGGTGCAAGAGTTCCTATATAAATAGCTCCACCAGCTATTTCATGTGGATTAACATCTCCCATATGGTAATTTCTTATATCAAGTAATTTCTGTATTTTTTCATTTTCTACAAATAATTTTGCAGCAACAGGATCCATTAAAATCATTTCAGGTCTTAATCCTGTATTTTCTCCTATTTTTGTTATAGCCCCTTGTATATCTCCTATTATGTCTGCATTTGCTTGTGTCCATAATGTGGCAGGAATAATATTTTCAACTGTTCCAAACGCAATTTCTCCTTCAATCCCTTCACCTTTTACAACTACTTTTCCATTAAATAATGCATCTGTACACATTTTTTCTTCACGTCTTGTTATCTGTTCTTCAAATTCTGCAAATGATTCAGCAAGCAAATCTGCTTTTCTTTCCTCCGGACTTTTTCCTCCATATATTGTTTCTCCAGCTGTCTTGTTAAAATACAGTTCAAATGCTGAAAAAGTTCTTTTTGGAGCTACCTTCGGAGCTTGAAAGTACTTACTCTCATATGTATTCTTTATCATTTCTGTTCCTAGAATAAATTCAGATACAAAAGGTGCTATAAGCTGTCTTCCTTTTCTAAATTCAATTTCCATTTTCTGATTTTCTGAAGTTTTTCTTTTCTTAAAATAATTGTCCTTAATAAATGATTTAGGTTTTACTACATTCTGGTCATATAACCCTATAAATTCTATTACTGCTGACATACTATTCTCTACCTCCTAATTCTTTAACTATTATTCCTTTATCTCTTGCTTTTTTTATAAAATCTGCCTTTACTGTTGCACTTTTAACTGCTAAACCTTCATATATAACTTCTCCTGAAACAGCTACTGTTGTTTTAGTTTTAGTTGCAGTTCCATCTGCAGTTTCCATCACTATTCCAAATAAGTCAGTTCCGTCCGATAGTTGTGCTTGGTCATTTACGGCATCTCCTCTTTTAACTTTCTTTCCCTGAGGTACTACTAATTCCATATATTTATGTCCTGTTCCACTTAAAATCTGATCATATCCATATTCATTTCCTTTTGTCACAAAATCCATTATTTTCCCTCCTCTGTTTTTTTATTCATTTTTGATAAAATATTTGCAATATCTACACCCATGAACTTTTTTGTTTCAGATTTTTCTTCTGTCCCATTGTTAGCTATAGGTGGTATAAAATTACTCTGACTTTCATTCTTAAGACCTTCTAGTTTCTCTGCCTTTTCCTCATTTTGTTTTTTAAGTACTTTCATAGCCAGTTCACTTGCTTCTATTTTTTCAGTGTATTTGGCACTTTCAACAAGTTCGGGGTAATTGGAAATTTTCATTTCATCAATCGCCTTCATTCTTTCATTTTCTTTGTTTATTCCAGCTTCCTTTCCTTCATTAAAAACTTGGTCATAAAATTCTGGAAACTTACTTTTCAGTTCCGCTAATGTCATTTTATCCTCCTCTTTTTTATTATTTACATTACTGTTATTACTTATTTTAAAATTTTTAAACTTGGTCATATTAAATACCATTCCATGTGATAAGATTTTATTTTCGATAATTTCCATATCAGTATTGTCGGTTATTTCATCAACAAAACCATATTCTTTAGCTTCATTAGCATTAAACCAGCTTTCTTTATCCATCAGTTCAGATAATTTTTCTTTGTTCATTCCTGTTTTATCAATATATGTTTCAATTATGCTATTTTTAACTTTAGATAATGTTTCTGCCATTTTTTCAAAATCTTTTTCTTCTCCCATGGCTATTGTCCACGGATTATGAATCATAAATAGTGCATTTTTAGGCATTCTTACAATATCACATGCACTAGTTATTATAGTAGCAGCACTTGCTGCAATACCATCAATATTAGCTATAACTCTCGCCTTATGTCTTTTTAGTGCATTTGCTATAGCTATTGCGGCAGTTGCTCCTCCACCATTTGAACTTATATTCAAAGTTATGTTTTCAACGTCCAAAGTTTCAAGTTCCTGAACAAGTCTTTTTGCAGAAATGTCTTCCCAGAAACTGTCTCCTATATCTCCATATAAAGTTAATTCTGCATTTTTCCCACTACCATCAGTCTTCAGATTCATTATCTTTAACTCCGATTGATTTGCCATTTGTTATCACTCCTTTCTCCATTAATGATTTATTTTCTTTTGCAAGAAGTCTTGCATTCTGTTCAAAATCTCCTCCGTTAAGTTCTGCAGTTTCTCTTGTTCTTGTAGATAATCCATTATTAATTCTTATAACTGCTGCATTAGCTTCCTTAAGCGGATCTATCTGTCCCTGACTCGGTCCGTTCCATTGTGAACCTGACCAGGCTTTATCTATTAAAAAATCTGAACCATAATTTTTTAGTTCCACCCTTCCAAGCAAATAAGCTTCGTTAAGCCATTCTTCATATACAGGCTGAATAAAATTTTCTGTAAACCATTCCCTTCTTTTTCTAAACATTTTCCATGCTTCAAGTAGTGCTGCACGGCTTGCTGAATAACTTGCTGTAAAATGCTTTATTAAAAGTTCATAAGGTACTTCTAAAGCACTTCCCACTTGCCGTAATATACTTGTAACAAATGGGTCAAAATTTGAATTTGGTCGTCCTGGATTTGTTTCCTTTGCTTTTTCTCCTGGATTAAGTGAAGCAATCATTCCTGGAGCAAGTTCAATAGTTGTTTCATCATTTGAATCAACTAATAAATCATTGTCCACTGCTTCAAGCTCTCCAACATCTGCTGCAGTTGAATTATCTGCATCACTTTCAATAAAAATTGCATACATTCCGCTTATTACAGCCGCCATAAGTTCGGCTTCAGTATAGTTTCCTAACTGCCTTAAATCTTCAATAACTGGAGCAAGTATTGGAATACCTCTGACCTGCTCAGGCCTTTCAGTAAAAAGTAGATGGATTATATTTCTCTGATTCTGACTTCCGTATACATTTATCAGTTTTTCTGTAACTCCACCAGTTGCATCTAAAGGATGTTCAGAGGAAATATAATATCCTTCTATCCTTCCGTTCTTATCTATTTTTACTCCTTCTACTACACTTTTATCAGAAAGCATGTTATTTGGAGTATAAATTCTATCCGGTTCCAGTATTTCAAGTTTTAAACTATATGGATTTTTCGGAGTTTCAAAATAATTCAATTTAATAAAGCATTCTCCGTTCATAAGTACAGTTAAAAATACCAGATCCTGTAACTGATAAAAATTCATAGTTCCTAAATTGTCAATTTTATCTTTTGACCATAATTTGAATTCCTTTTCAATCAGAGTTTCTATTTTTTCAGCTTCTTCTTCACTAATTCCAATTATTTCTGAATCAATGTCACTTTTTAGTTTTAATCCGCTACCAATTACATTAGTATTGATAGTTTTTAATGCCCCAGTAGCTACAGATACTCCCATATATAAATCCCGTGACCGTTCAACCAGTTTTTTTCGGTTTTTATATATGTCCTTTTTTACTCCACCACCTGTACTTTGCCAGCCAACCATTGATTTTTTAGTTGTAGAGGCCCCGTGATTGGAATATCCGGTATTAAGAATTTCAAGCTTTTTTCTTGCTTCATATCTCTTAAGACCTTTTTGAGGATCTATGGCCATTATCATTTTGTCAATAAAATTCATAAATATCCTCCTTCCTTATCATAAATTTCTTGGAACTCCTCTTCTAACTCTTCTACTTCCTCTGCTATCTAAGTTTTGAAGTTCGCTTTCCCAGTAAGCCCTCCCTTTTCTTATTTCATCAATACTCATTCTTGTAAGCTCACGTGTTCCAATCTTATAGCTTTTCCCAGTCAGTACTGCACGTTCGGCTTTTATATATTCACTTAACATTTCTAATATATATTCTCTGCTATGAACTGATTTTCCCATCTGTCAAATTCCTTTCGATAATATTTTTCTTTTTTTTATAACCATTTTTGTTTTAACATTACCCATTGAATATCTTTTTTCAAGATCTGGATTAGCTATTCTAAGTGCAGCCAAATTATAGTTTCTTAAGTCCAATGGTTCATTTCTTCGGCCACTTATCAATTTATATTCAGATTTTCTAACACCTCTTTTAACAACATTTACTCTTTTTTCACTCGTTAATCCTTTAAAATAAACTTCGTTATATCCTTTTTCTTCCTCGATAGGATAATGACAATAATATTTTCCTACAACTTCAATTTGTAATCTAGAAAATATAGTATCTTTTCCACTATCTACACCGATTGGAAACAACGCTATATTTCCTTTATTATTTCGACTTGGTTTTGATACCAGCTCACGAGTTCCGGCCATACCTTTTATAGCGAATATTCTTCTATGTTCTCTTGTTTTTACAAAAGCATACACCTCAGAAGTAAAATGCCCTCCCGAATCTATACAAGTACATAGTATTTTTATTTTTTCCCCATTTTGATACGAATATTCTTTGTCTAAAATATCATCTAATTCCTCCCAAACAAAAACTTCTCCTGGATTTCCATATATAGTTCCATATTTGATACCATAACACTCTTCATCTTTTGCCCATCCAACAATTTCGTATTCAAGACGATTATCCTGAACATCCACTCCACAAGTAAGGACATTAACATTTTCAGGTATTTCACAATTATAATATTCACATCTGCTTAGTATTTTTTGCCAATCAAGAGTATCTTCTTTTTCTTCAAAAGTTTCAGCTAATACGGTATTAGTAAATACCTTCATCATTTCAATATTACCTTTTGACCTTAAAAAATTTTCCTTAATGTCTTTCCAATCACTCCAGGAGCTATAAAATTCATTTAAATGAAACGAACGTATTTTTAAATTAATATTTCCATCTTCGTCTTTCACGTCAGGATTTTCTGCTAACCATTCTCCGTGTATTCTATTTTTTTTCCAACTAATTTCATCTGATATTTCTCCGCAGTCTTCACATTTAATCCCACAAGTTTCAAAATCAAAATTTTTCCAAATAAATTTCTGATAACTTCCACAACAAGGACAAGGCACATAAAAACTTTCTTGCGTACCTATTTGAAACATTGAATCTATTTTACTATCACCTTTTACAGTCGGAGTTGAGACTAATACAATTTTTCTACTACCTTTAAAAGTCTGTGTTCTTTTTATTGCTAATTCGACTGCATCTCCTTCACTTCCAACCGATTTTTCAAATCTATCTACTTCATCAGCTAAAATTACTCTTATTGGTCTACTAGCTAATTCACTAGCACTTCCAGAACCAGTAAAAACAACATATCCTCCTGAAAATTCTTTGATTTTTTTTGTATCTCTTCCTGTTTCTTCATCAATTATCTTATTTTTTAACCTTGGAGTACTTCTTACCATTTCCATAAATCTAGTAGATGCAAATTCCTGTGCAAATTCTTTCGTTGGCATTAAGTACATTATAGAACTAGGCAAATAATCAATAAAATATCCTAATGTGTTTAATGAAATCTCTGTTTTTCCTACTTGTGCTCCCATTTTTAAAACAATTATTTCAGTCTTGCTATCTGATATTGCTTTCATGATATCTCTTTGATATGGAGCTCTGTCAGTGCTCCAACGCCCAGGTTCAGCACTTGATTTGGAACTTAATATTCTATATTTATCAGCCCATTGATCTATTGTTAATTTTGGCGGTGGTGCAAGTTCTTTTAAAATTTCGGAAAATAAATCTATTGTTTTTTGTTTGATTCCAATTTTTTCTTTCTCTTTATTCCTCTTCTTCGTCATCTTCGATTATATATTCCTTATTTTTTATAAATTTATTTCTGTCATATTCTGATAATTCTTTCAGAATACTATTGATATTATCCGAAATTATTTCTTGCAATTCTCCTAAATTTTCAACTCCTATAATAAGTGGAGCTAATTTATAAGGTATTGTTTGCAATTGACCTTTAAATCCTGCAATTATATTATTCATAACTCTTTTTACATCATTTGCTTCATGTAAATCTGCTTCTAATATTTTTATTTTTATATTTTCTTTCCTGTCACGTGTCTTTAGATAATCAATTTCATTTTTCAATTTCTCTTCCTGAAGTTGTTGAGGAGTGCTTTCAAGTTCACGTAAATAATTAATATAGCTTCTGACTGATTTATAAAATAAATATTTCCCTTTGTCGTTTTTATGAATTACATTTTCTTTAACCAATCTTTGAATCTGTCTTTCACTTATTCCTAATATTTCTGCCAGTTCTCTGATTTTTATCGTTTCATCAAAATCCAGCTTATTAATCATCTTTACACCCCCTATTCCGACACGACATGGTTATGAAATTTTATAAAAAATTTGTATTTTCCGGGCTTTCGCCAGACCCTCGGGCTTCAAAAATTCCCCCAAAGTACCTTTTTAAAATTAATTTAGAATTAAAGTAAGAAACTAATAAATAAAAAAAAGACAGCTTAATACTGTCTCAATTTAATTTATTATAGACTTAAAACGTCAGAAAAGTTGCATGCTTGTCTTGAACCTAAAATTCCAATCTAACATATTATAACATATAAGAAATTTTACACAATATCAGAAAAGTATCATTTTTTAATTTAATATATTTTTTATAACATCGTCTGAAAAAATAATAAGTTGCAACTGTCTAATCATATAATTTTTATATCTCTTCGCAGTTATAACACTTATATTCAACTTTTCTGCTATATACTCAAACGTCAGTCCTTCAAAATACTTCATCTGTATTATGTCATAATATTTATTCCCTTTAATTGTTTCTAAGGCTCTTTCAACCATATTGACAACATTTTCTATTCTTACTATTTCCTCCTGTAGTTTTTCTATCCTATTTTCAACTTTTTCTAGCTCAGACAAATATACTTTACTGGATTGCACATTAACT